GTGCCACTCTTGTAGAAAAAACGCCCCATGGCCCGCTCTGCGTCTTAGGACGCACTGTATTGAACTTAACTGTCTTATGTAAGTGACATGGCTTGCACAATGGTTGCAAGTTGTCGATGGTGTTTGTGCCCCCCAGTGCTAACTCCAAGATGTGATCCACCTCGGTCGCCCGGTCCCCGCAATACATGCACGTCTTACCCCATACACGAAAGCATGCCTCTCTGAGCTTGCGCCATTCAGTTGTGTTGCCACGTGTTCGTTGTTGTGTCATTTAACTAATACATCTATTGGGCCCACGCATGATGGGCTGTATTTAATACTGGCGCTCACAGCTTCTCTCACACGCCAAGCTGGATCATCTGTAAAGCGCGATGTATGTAATGAGCCCATAGCGTATGGATAGCCTGAGCCCGTTGCTGTAGCACTGTACTCACCGACTGACCAGTCCATAGTACTTATCTCAAATAGTCGTCCACCTACACCTACAAGTAAGTCAGCACCATTGTCATCATTGTTAATGTCTATCTTGAATTCCTCAGCTGCCTTTTGTAATGCGCCACAGAACTCAATACGCATCCATGCCTCTAAGTTAGTTGTGTTTATAGATGGGTAATTGGCATAGGTTGAAAGTTGGCCTGTACCCAGTGAGCCACTAAAGCCAATAAGGAACGGCCCTGCCTTGCGTATCTTGGGCCTTGCTAATGCACTGATGAAGTTATTGTCTGACATAGATCTATCAGCCCCCATGTACACCTTGCCTCTATGTGTAAGGCCTACAAGTATGGTCATGAATAAGCCTGCAAGTGTTGTGCATCATTTAACTTAATAAAGGCGTTAAGTCTTTCAATTTTGCCACCGTTAATAGTTTCTTGTGTCTCTGTAATGTCTGTTCTAAAGTCACATGTCCATTTGCCGTGTTTGTCGCTTATCTTTTGTGTAATTAATAAGTCGTCCGGAATCAAATACAGAAACCCTATGTATGGCACACCTAATGAGTTGGCTACATAACGGCCAGCCTCGATCTTGTCGAATGTGATTAGCCATTCGTAATTCCATTTCTGCAGCTGCTCTAGTGTCATGTTGCGAGACTTTTGCTCAACTACAGCGCATACATTCCTATCTGAATTAAGAATGATGGCATCGACTAATGCTGAACCGTCTTTAGGTGTGTGTACATAAGTGAAGTCTTGATAGTGGTAATTCCATAGTTCTACAGCTCTTAATTCATGCTGTAGTGATTCTTGGCCTTTAGGTGTGTTGACATCAAGCATGTTTAATTCCTTGTTAGGCAGTATTTTAATTGTAATTCAAGTTAGTAAGTATTAAGGGATTCTCACCGGTTTGGCTAGTGGGCAGGGAATGGCATTGTTTCAGCCATCCTCACCGTATGTGGAAGCGGTACTGGTTATGGGTCTTTTGACAATCGCGCCATTTGGATCATTGCTTTGACTAACACTGCCGGGCGATTCGTTTCGGCAGCTACACATGAGCCTCACCCTGCATTGGTTGCGTTTATTGGGTTACCCTTGGGGTTATCAACCCAAGATTGAATACGCCCTCTAACGGCGGTTTAACAGCTGATTAGGCTGTCAGAAGTTTTTGTCATTCCTAGACATTTATGTCAGTTGGGTGTCTATAATTAGGTAACTAGCCACACTTGGACGAGGGATCAAGAACCACTCCGAAGTGTGGCTAGTTTTCTATATTTGTGGTGCTAATTTTTGCTGGTATGTCTGTACCACCCCACAGCACTTAGTCATCCATCCGCGTGTCTCGGTATAAGGATCTACCCCGGTATCGAATGGCACCAGTGTCTCACTGCATACCTCGCAAGACTCAGCAAAGTATAAAGAAGCATCCCATGCGCCATACAGCTTCTTTAGGATCGAGATGTAAAGTTCGTCATTCATGATTATTCCTATTTCTCATGTCGTTTAGTTCTCCATCTAGGCACTTGTAAACATCTTTAAGTAATACTTCACAGTGCTCACAATCGGCAGCGCGTGTGTTCTTGACTACTCTCACCATTGTCATTAAGAATCTGTGCATCTTTAACTGATGTATGGCATTAGCCTTTGTCATTGATTACTCCACTTGTCACAAAAGCCACACGGCTTACCTATGTACACCCAACCACCGCATGTGCAGCGCATTATGTTGTCGTCAGTCATTGTTTTCATCTGGCCTTTTAGCATGTACACCATCTTGATGTCTGCAATAACACAAAATAGCGTCTCTTAAAAACTGTGACATTGTAATGTTGTCTTGTTCACACCTAATTCTTAACAAATTTAATTCCGCGCTAGATAAGCGAACATCTATTACTTTGTCTTTAATCATGAGCGATCAAACTTTGGATCACACTGAGGTTCATCGTTACAGAAATACCCTGCATATGGCTTGCCTGTTTTCTTGCCAATGCCACTACGTCTATGCATAGGCCCATGTAGGCATATAGGCACATCAATTGGAGGCTCGACGTAATCTACATGCCACGGATCTGCTTCGGCATGATCCACTGGCTCCTCGGGATAAAAGCTACTGGGAGGCTCTTGCACCACCTCCACTGGCTTAGGCTTGGCTGGTCCGGGTGCTTGACGCTCACGGCTGCCAATAATCTCCTCTTTGCTACTTAGTCCCTTAGATGTGCCGATGTTTAGGCTTGCGATTGCTCTCGCCCAACAGCTTGTCTCTAGGTTTTGTAATTCTGAACCATTTGTGTATGGACTCTTGCCAATAATGAATTCAGATGCAGTACCTACGCCCGGCAATAGATCATCAGGGTTTCTGTAGGCTCTTGCAATTCCCCACATTTTCATTGGGTCGCCATCCATGACACCCATAAATTGAAATTGAATAGATCCCTCTGGAAACTTTTCGTAAAACATGGCCACACGCTCTGCAGCCGTGACGTAATTCTGTATGTCAAAGGCCATTAGATAGTCCAGCCATCTTTAGCCATTTGTACCTCGATGTCAATGTGGCTGTTGCGCCTTAACTTGGCCAGTTCATTCTTTTGGTGTTGATTCTCAATGACAATGCCGACCAAAATGCCAGCGACAAACATGATTGCCATGTATGCCAAAACGTATAAACCGTTCATACCCTGTGTTCCTATTCTTGTGTGTAAGCCTTGGCGCTTACATAACCTTTTCTAACACGTCAGGCAGGATTCACACAAGCACTTTGAGAAATTGGGTGTGTCATGACTTGTGTTCAAATGTTTTTCAACCACTAGATGTAGTGCATCTACCTTTTTATGTAGGTCTGTGAGGGATAATCCCCCATTATTCTGGGGTTGAATTGCATAAGTCATAGTGCCTATGTAGGCCTTTATGGGCTTGACTATGCCCCACTTTACGAGCATCCCGGCAAGGCTAAGAATGGCTATTAAGGCAGCTGCTAATTGCCCAAGGTAGATGATCGACATATCACTCGGGACGTTCACCAGCATTGATAGCAGCATCTATTTCGGCTTGGTCTAACTTGCCGTCATTGATAAGGCCTTTTGCAGTGGCTCTCAAAATAAAGATCAGTGGGAATAGAGCTGCAATAACTGCAGCCTTTAATGGCTCAATGCCAAGTGTGGTGGATAGTCCAAATGTGCTTAAGCCTGTGTAAATAATTAAGGCTATGGCTCTAATGGCAAAGGTGCTCATGCTAGTAATTCCTTAGGTTCTAAATCCTTGCCCTTGGACCATTGGATGTTATCCCGGTACTCAAGGTGTAAGTGTGGGCCTGTGGAATTGCCTGTGTTACCAGACTCGCCGATGATCTGGCCAGCCTTGACTATCTGCATGTGCTTGACCCTTTTGGCATTTAGGTGTGCATAAATAACATAGCCCTTGGCCACGCGCTGGACTACGTGTGTGCCGTAATCCTTGCCCCAATTAGCATCGGTGATAAATCCGTCAGCTACAGCCAGTACGGGTGTACCTACTGGGACAGCAAAGTCTACGCCTGTGTGGTAGCCCTTGGACCAATGCTTTCCAAGCTTCTTGTAGGCGGTTGTGATCTTGCCATTCTTAATAGGTAAAGGCATTTGTTATGCGTTTTCCAATGCTTCAATTCGTAGCAGTGCATCCTTAAGAGCTGCGACCAGTACCGGGATCAAGCGTGTTTCTTGTACTTGCTGGTACACGGGATTTCCCTCATCGTCCACTGCATCCTTTTCACCGATAACCAGATCATTCATTAGGTCTTGTACTTCATGTGCTAGGAATCCATAGCGCAATTCTTTATTTTCATCAGCGATGAAGTTGTAAGTGTAAACATTGGCTGACTTAATGCGATCGGCTGCATCTGTTAGGGGTTCAACATTTTCCTTTAGTCGGTAGTCAGATGGTGCAACTAAAGTTGGCGCGGCTGATGTGCTGGCATTAATAGTTCCGGCAGCTGTGCCATTGCGGTAAAACTGAATCATTTCAGCGGATGTGGTTCCAGTGCTTCGGTTAATGTAGAAAGGAATATTGCCAGTTCTATTGGTGCTTAAAAACGCACTTCCGACATATGTACCCTCGACATTTTCAGTAACTGTAGATGAACGGCCTGCGATCTTGATAGATCCAGTTGAAGTTACACTGGAGTTTGAAAGATTCCATACATCAGTATCAATTTCTACTGCTAGATCCTCAATGGCTTGAGCGCCAAGGTAGACATAATCTGTATCTGTCGGGTAGTTAAACCCAAAGTTAGTAGTCGTGCCTGCCATTTAAGCATCCTTCCATTTTGTGGTACTTGGATAAGTTGCCCACGTATACGGTGTGTCTGTATCTAATTCTAACCACATAGCATGCCCATAAGTCATTGATCTAGGCGATTGATTAATAGTTAAAAAAATTGTGTTGCGATCTGCTCTCAGCTCCCAGCCCTCGACAAAGTTGATGCTCTCGCTTCCTACATTTAAGGGTGCTGGTAATAAGTTATAGGGCCAGATTATTGCTGTGTTTAGGCTTAGGCTTAATAGATCGCCCCGCATTTCAGCTGTTAATTCATCTAAGTGTAAAGGCACTGTGAATGAGCTAATGCGGTAATTAGGCACTGAACGAGCCTGTACATAATCCTGTGCCTGCCTTTTAGCATCTGCGTATAAGTGAAGCTCAGTAGTTTTAGTTGCAACTCTTGGGCCATAGGTCTCAACAGAGTATTGGCCAGATGATTTGGCACTACCACCTGTGTACTCAACATAGGCCACATTTACTAAGTCACCACTGGACATGCTTGATACAACGCTTTCAGTCAGCACCATGTCTGAGTCCACTGTAATTTCTAAAGTTGGGTTTAATCGCTCTGTGTAGTTGTCATACGTGATCTGACCATCTCTACTGTCATACAAGATGCCTCGGGCTGATTGTGCTGCATTCTGACAAAGGGTCAATGTATCTGTGTTTGTAGCTGATAAGGCTGACAAGTCATAAATGTCTGATCCACTAATGGATGGTGTCGTAGCAAATGGATAGGCGGGTGCAAAATCATTCCATGAAAAAAACTTGGCGTAATTTTTCCATCTAATCAAACCAAGTTCATCCCAGATTAATGAAAAGGCTCTGTAAAGTAACTGTCCAATTCTGGTTGCATCACCCTGTACTGGTAATGGCGTATTGGCAGCACTTGTCCGGGATAAGAAAGCTAACGGGCCAGCCAAGGTAAGTTCATAGTAAGCAATGTTTCTACTGTTTTGGCCAGCTGTAATGCTGATTTGTACATCGGTTATGTAGCCTACAAATTGCCTGATGTCGTCTATAAAGAATTCAATCTGATCATTTAGTTTGAAGTTAAGATTAGTGCCTGTGTTGCTGTAGCACCTTAGGTTCATGGATGCTGGGTAGGGCTGATCCTGTACATCCTGACGGCCATGATTGATTACTACTGTGTCAATAGTGGCATCTATTAAGTCCGTGCCATTTCGGGCGACAATGTATGTAGGTGTGTATGCGGTCATAATCTAGCGCCGTTAAGAGTGACTGGCCCCATGTCTCTGGATGATGTCCGCATGAGCTGCTCTATCTGACGCCGTGTTCCGTTGGCATCTACAGCGCCATTGATGTTAATGGTTGTGCCACCTACGGCTGAGACTTTATCTTTTCTAAAAGTATTAGGCAGACTTGGTGCGCCACTTGCAAATCCTGCTTTGCCCTCGCCTATAACGAATGTGTCTAATAACTTACTGCCAAATCCTTTTGCCTTGTTGTATGCCTCTGTTATGGAATTAATGCCATTGGCAACAGATTCCAAGGCATTTGCGAAAGTTGTTAACTTATTGCTTGCAGAGGCTTCACCCGTCAGTGCGTTAAACAATTTTACAAATGAGTCTGCCAAAGCTCTTAGTGCGCCACCTAGACTGGATGCGCCAGTGCGATCGCCATTGCCTTTAAGTTCTCTAGCTCTTTCTGTCAGTCCGTTTTGATCTTTTCCGCCAAAAGCGTTGACCATGTCAACTGCAGCCCTAGTAACTTTTGTCATTATTGGTAACAAATTTGTTCCGAGTTCGGCTTTTGTGTTTTCCAAAGTTGCTTTAAGAATTTTCTGTTGTGCAGCTATGCCCTCTGATGTACGAGCAAAATCACCTTGAGCATCTGTCGTTTGATCTAAAATTACTTGATAAGCAGCTAATGATTTGGCTTGAATATCTAGCGCACCTTTGCCATCATAAAGGCCCATTTCCATTGCTTTAGCTTTTAATGTTGCATCATTAAGAAGTACACCAAAACGCCTAATGGGTTCTGATTCTCCACGCAATGCAGCGCCGATGGCAGTTATTGCTTCATCTGCATTTGTGTTGTAAAAAGACCCTAAGTCGGATGCAAGGGTTACCGATTTTTGGCTAAATTTAACTAGATCATTTCCAGTTAATCCAGCCGCTTTTCCAAGTGTTGCAAATGTCGAAGCTGCACTCAATGCTTCTTTTTTACTCAAGCCCAAAGCCGAGCTTGCATTTTCTGCAAATGTTTCTATTGCCTTACTAGATTTGCCAAAAATTACATTAGCCTTGCTAATTTCCTCAGATAAGTCACTGGCTGACTTAACTGCATCTAATCCAATTTTTACAGCTAAGGCTCCGGCTGCAATGCCAACTGCTGCAAATGATTTAACCATCTTGCTTGATGACTTGCTTATATTGTTTTCAAATTTCTTTGTGCCCTTGTCGGCTTTGTTCATGCCATCAAGAAACTTATTGACATCAGCAAGTAATGAGAGTTTGAGTGTACGTGTATCTGCCATTAGCTTGTCCTCGCCCAGTTGTCTAATACATTAATGCAAGCTTCTTGCCAGCGTCTTTTAATACTTGGTTGCATAACTTTAAGTGTGGGAAAGATCCAATATCCTTTGTTGCCCCTGCCCTCTCGGTCAGTGCGCTCTGGAAACTTGTAACCACCATTAGGGAATGTGGACAGACTGCCCTTGGCATTACGCTCGCCACCAAATTCATTACCGAACAATAACTGGCCAGCGTTAGCGCCACCTGATGCACGGCCTTTCGATCCACCGACATAGATAGTAGGGACTCTATCCCGGGCTGGCCTAACTGTAGCTGCGACTATTGCGGCCTGTGCAGGAAATCTTGCCCCTACATAACCTGATGTTTTGATTCCACCTGCTACCCATGAGCTGATTGAGTAAACGTCATTCTTAAGTTTGCCCTGTGATTCTTTATCCATGACACTTAAGGCTTTTAGTAATCCGCGATAGTCGCCAAGATCAGGCTTGATAGTAATGGTAGTTCTACCCTCAGCCATAATGCCCGTTCCTTTCGCTAATTAAATCTATTGCTGTCTTTACATCAGTGACCGACCAAGTCAGTAAATCTTGTAAAGGTATCCCGGTATGTATTGCTATCTGTACCAGTAGATCCCTTAACTGTCTTTTGGGCTTTCCTCCACCCACTCAAAACCCTCGAACTCGTTATCAACCCATGCTTGCTGGGTAGGTAACTTTGTATGTCCTTGGGCCTTAGCAGCTTTGTGTAGTAAAGCGGTTAAGACATTAAGAGATCCCTCCTCGATTAACTTGACTGCCTGATTAAATGTGTATCCGAGATCTCTCTCGATTTCAATCCATAGCCAAGTCGACTCGGTGTTCACTATGTAGTTATTACCCTGTTTTGTTCGCACTTCAAATTGCATAATGTGTACCCTGTTATTTTTCTATTAGGTTCGTGTGACTGATCCATCCTCAACAACAAAGCTGAGGGAGGTTGTTAGTACATCTGTAGCTGCGCCACCGACTGTAGGGAATACTGGAAATACCTTGCCAGCAAATGTGTCACCGTTGACATCAAAACTGAAGTTTAACGATGTGTCTGGGGCGCTCTTTGCTGCATCCCATAGTGCTGAAATAATTCCTGCCGATGATGTGTCATCTAGGTATAGTTCAACATTAAGTGTGCCTGATACATCTACTGTCTTGTAGGCGCGACCGGATAGGACTTCCAACACTTGCTGGTTGTTTTCCAATTCAAGTGTGACTGTTGATGCTTGGTCAGCGTATGAAACCGAGTTAATGCTCAGGGTCAGATTCCGACCAGTTATGTATGTTGCTGGCATGACTTGCCTTTCTAGTTGGTTGTGACCAGCTCGATAGAGAGTTGGCTGATAAGCATGTCGGAGTTTCCGATTTGCTGGACTGTGGGTTGTGACCATCCATTAAGCAATGAATAGTTGTTTGAGATCGAGTTAGTGATCGAAAGAATTAAAGTCTCTATGTTGGCTAGTGCTGCCTGATTGTCGGCAGCATTGACAATGGCTGTGATGTCAAAGCGGATGTGTAAGCGACCCCCGCCGATAGAGCCGACTGTAATGTAGGGTGCACCGGGCACTAGCACGATTGCTGGCGCTGTAATGTTCTCATTGGGGTATGAGTACACCACGCGACCTGCAGCGCTTAGGGACGTTGCTAGGGCTGTTCTAATGGATACTAAGTTAGCCAATGTAGGACCTGACATCTACATACTTGGCCAGCAAGCCAGATACACGGGTAAATAGAGATCGGCCTAAACGGTATGGGGCTGGCGCTTGGAAGTCCACACCTGTCTGGCCAAGTGTGCCAGTGCGTGTGATCCAGATGTCAGAGGCTACAGCCAGTGCAGCTTCTCTTACTTCCGGGACATCGTCATAGTTGCGGTACTGTGTGGCTGCCACTATGCCATAAGGAATGACCCCATGCTTAGGGTAATCTGAGCCACTGCCAGCAAACTCCATTGTGTATTCAGTAACTTTTGTAATTACTTTTGTGCCATTAAAATTTGTGCCACTGTGAGAAATTACTACTGACTCACCTACATAAACATCATGAGGGCGATCTGTGTAAATTGTGTTTACATTGTTTGTACGTGAATGGGCAACGACTCCCCATTGGTTTTTGGTAAGCATTGACAGGATTATGTTTTCAGCTGCATCAGCAACTTCCTGCACGATTGAATCTGCATAGATGTCACCAATGCCAAGTACAGCCTTTAGCTCACTTAATACAATTAGTGCCATTTCAAATCCTTATCTATAGGTGCGTGTGGGGGGCACAGGGTCGCACCCCCCACACTGTTAAACAACGCTGACTAGGTCAGGTTGAAGCGCCTTACGCCCCCGGACACCAAAGTTTTTACGGCCATGTAGCCATATAGCATGGTCTCGATTTCACCTGTGGTTACTACGTTGGTCGAAAGCTGTAGGACTGGGCTTTCGTAGATTGCTACAGCTGATGGGACAACAATGAATGCTGACTCATCAATGCTGGTTGAAACAGCCTTATTGGATACGTATAGGTCTAGGCCCATTACGTTTCCGCGTAGTGACTGTGTACCAACTGCGCCGGCAGCGTTCTGTGGGTTTGCAGCGCTAAAGATTGGACGCTTGGTCGAATCCTGTGCACCGATTAGTAGACCCCATTGGGATGTACCAGCGATGTAGCGTGTGGCCAATTCGCCAGTTGCAAGGTATGCAGCCGGGGTTTCGGTCTTTACGAATGACACAATGCCATCTACATCGGCAGCGGTTGCAGTTGCAGCCGTTCCACCTGATGTTAACTCAGCAATAACTGCAGCTTCGGTTGCCTGTGCGTAAACGCGACGCATGTTGTCCAACATTGCAGCGTAGAAATCAGGTGATGCACGGTCAAAGAGTTCAACGCTGTAGCGCTGTAGTCCCTTGTATGCCTTTACTGTTGCATCAACGTATGAGCTGACAATGCCGGTCTCTGATGGGCCAGCGCCTTCGCCTGTTTCTGCAACGCTTCCTGAGGTTGTGATCTTAGGAATAGATACGGTCATACCAGCCTGTGGTAATGCGCGTGTTCCAATTGCATCAATCGCGCCACGTGCACCGATCTGTGTATCTACTACCTGTGATACATACTGGATCGGTTTGAACGCAGGATTGGTTGAAAAACTGTCATCAGCAGCTGTTACATGCTTTGCGTCCTCTGCCTTTGCGTGTGCAATCCATTCGGCGCTTTCGTGGTTTCCACGCTGTGCCTTGATTGAGTGTTCCAAGAAATGTGCTTGGGTCTTGATTGGTGATCGCGGCTTGGTGTAAGCCACTGGTGCAGCAGCGTGAACAACAGCGGCTGCTGTTACTTCATCTGCAACTGGTGTTGTTTCTTCGTCCACTGTTGTCTCCTGTGGTTCATCCTCGGCGGGGATTTCCGCTTCGGTGGTTTGGTCCTCGGGATCGCAAGCTGCGACCTGAGAAATCTGTGCATCCTTAAATGCTGGATTAGTTACATGGGCTACGGCCTCAAGCTTGGCTGATGATACGACCATCACGCCTTTCTCAATGGTGTATTCACCTACATTGGCCTCAATGCTAAAGGCTGGGCGTAGGCCCTCACTTGCCTCTACTAAGGCATCGTTGCCTGCGTTAGTAGGTGCGATCTTAAATGCCATCGAGATACCTGCCGGGCTAACCTCTAAACTCTCGGCTACACCGCGACCTAATGGGCGGGTGCGATCATGCTCGGCATTAAGAATGATTTGGCTTGGGTCAATGTCACCAAATGCGCCAAACTCAAAACGTACTGGCCCGGCAGATGTGTTACCGACTTTGGCAAAAGGTACTACTAGGCCCTTGATAGTTCGTGTCTCGACACTTGCTGCCAATACTTGGCCCTCAAAATTAAGCTGCATTTGGATTTCCTCTCGGTGCTAATTCCATTTCTTCACGGGCTTCATCGACGCTGATGATCCCAGCTGCAATCATTCGTTCTAGGACTTCGACTTGCTCTAGAGGATTACCTCGTAAGTAATCGTCTAGATCAAACTTGACGACAGATCCTCGTGGGGTCAGGTCATTCATCGATAGTCGTTCAGAAATACAAGCCATGTAAGGCTTTAATGAGAAATCGACAAGGCTTCGGCGCTCTTGGCTTACATTGGAGTAAGTCGCGCTGGCACTTTCAGCGTTTATATACCATGCCGGTATGTTACATAGTCGGGCAATTTCTGCAGCTGTGTTCAAGCGTGATTCGCTTAGTTGCATCTGGCCTGCATCGTATCCAAATGTGGTTACATCTAGTGGGCCAGATAAGTATGCAGTGGATCTAGTTGCGCGGGCTTGCTTCCATGATGACAATAGGCTTGATACCTGCTCGGCTGGTAAATCCACGCCAGTGTTCTTGATAACCATTGTCGGGTTAGGTTCGGCAGCCATTCGGCTTACTGCCATTTCTAGTTCCAGTGCAGTTCTAATTGTTCGGCCACCACGATTTAGTAGGCCCTCATCTACACCACTAAACATGATTAGTGATCCAACGCCATAGGCAGGTAGTAAATTACCGTCTAAATAAAAGCCAGTTAAAATCTCATCGGTTTGTAAATCAGTTGTGAAAGTTACGCGGGTTGGATCAATACGACGGCAGGCAATAGGTCTGCCATCCTCTGCGCTAACTTCAAGCACTAACCAGAACGCATGTCCCCTAAATAACAAATCTTCAAGGGTCCAACAGAGCGTGATGAATTTTGGCAAGGCTGGATCAGGCTGCTTAAGTAATGGCCGTCCCTCAATCCTTGCGCCAGTAACTTCGTTGTAAGAATGTAAACCCAGTTCGGCAATAGTTCCACAGATGATGTTGCGGGCACGTGCCACAGCTGGTACCTGCATAGCATCGCCACGATTAATGCCGAAAGATTGGAATGGGCTGAAATTATCTTGGTAGTAGGGAATGGCTACATTTGCCTTGGCCTGCACCTGTGGCTGTTGTGGTGTAGTGCCTAATAAGAAATCAATAAATCCCATGATTGCATTATCTCATAAAAGATGAAATTACTAGCATCTGTAATCGTGTCTTGGGGTCCGGGCTGGCGATAGGATACCAGCCCGGACGGGATACTCTGCCAAGAAATGTATCTATAGAGATATTAACCTAACTGCTCGAGTTCCTGTCGGTGTACATCAATAGCAGTTTCTAGTGTCTGTAATGCAGCTTCGGAATTAGTAACTGCATCAGCATCAAATACCTTTTCAGCGATCTGGCGATTAAGTTCGTGCTGGTATGCCTCGCCTGCAAATTGCTGTAAGCGCTGTTCTAGTAATGAACGCTTTTGTTCATCGGTTAAAAGGTTACTGAAATCTATTGCCATTGTTTGTCCTTATGTTTGTGGAATGTTGTCTAGGATTGTAGTCTCTGCGCCTGATGCGCCTGCGCGAACAACAAACTTAAGTGTGCCAGCGTTTGTGCCGTCTCGCACATAAAATCTAGCAATGTTTGCGCCCGGGTTTGTTGTTGCCGCTGTTTGCCTTGTAATGGTCAAACGGCCTCCGCTGTTTTCCTCAGCCATAACAATACGCCCGACATTTGTTGAAAGGGCAGCAGCAAAAAGTGAACCAGTATTTGTCACGCTCATATTTCCTGCGCCAAACATGACCGCGCCTGTACTTTCAATTCTGGCCAAAACCGTACCGCCAGAGTTTTGCCATTCTTGTAGGTTGGCTGATTGAGATGCAATCCCGCGAACAACAGCCACTACAGTAGTTGTTGCCGCCGTGTCATTGTTTACTGCAAAACTTGTATTAGCAATACTTGTTCCAATTCTTAGAGATGCAGCAGGTATTAACAAAGTACCAACGGAAGTAATTGACGCTAAAACCGTACCGGCAGAGTTTCTACACTCTAAAAGATTTCCCGACTGGCTTGCGGCAGCGTTAATTCTTAAAGGAATAATTGCAGCGCTTTCGGCAGTAATCGTATGACCGCCAACTGTAAAAGCATTGGCACTAGCTAGTCGCGCATAACGTCCGTCGTTAGTTGTGTTCTGTGCTGTTTGATCAAAACCTAATTGCGCCGATGTGCTTGAGCCTGAATTAGTAATTGGTGACGTTACAGAGATAACGCCAGATGGACCTTGTGCGCCAGTAGCACCCGTGGCACCCGTAGTTCCTTGAGGCCCTTGTAATCCAGTTACCTGTGAAGAGACTATGGCTTGATCATCTGTAGTTTCAAAGACTGTTGTGTTATCGCCAACTATTTGTACAACGGTACTCATCCGACACTTGTCTCACTAACTACTGTTAATGTTCCACGCAATAACCAAGTGACATAAGTTCCAGATGTTAAGCGCAAGTTGTAGTTGTATGGGCCTGATGGTGTGGTGGCACTGGCTGCAGCTGTGATTGTAATGTTGATAGTGCCTGCAGCACCGCCCAATGTAGGGGTGATGTTAAAGATGACGGCATCGCCCGGGATGGACTTAACTTCAAACTGCCCTGTGTAACCTGTCCAGTTAACGGCAGTGCCATTTGTCTTAACGGTAAATTGCTTTTCAAAAGTTGCGCCTTGATAAAGCGTCATGTCATAAACGGCTGGCTCAATCATGTAAACATCATAACCTATGCGCTAATAATCACAGGCATAGTTTGTGGCGCTGTTGCGTGTCCAGCTGCCATGACTAAAGCAACTGCAGCCGTGATCGGTACTTGCGCTGCCCTACGTGCAATACGCCAGCCACCATCGGATGCTGGCCGTCTGGCACATGATACTAAATGCTGGTGAAGTGTGGGCTGTCCGGGATGAATAAACAAACCCTGTTGCATGGCGTTCAATGTCTGATCGCACATGATGCTAAAGCCAGCGGAGGCCCATGGTGTCGGCTCGGTGGCTACACCTGCCTGAGCTAGTCGGGGTGCTATGTAGCCTGCAGTGTTTGGATCATAGGCAAACTTACGCGGGTTAAATCTACGGGTTAGTTTAGCAATTTCCCCTGTCAATTCTAGGTCATTAATCCCGCCCTCCTTTTGCCATTCATGTAGGAACACAGCCATTTTGTTATCTTGCTCTTGGATAGTAACTAAGCAAGCCAATTCACGATTGAATGAAAGATCTAATGCCATCCATGTAGGTAGGCCATCTTGCAGGCTTATTTCTTGTTCGCCTACATTCCACATGTCCATTGGCCATGGTGAATCAATAGCATCTACCCACATACATAATGTCTCTGTCTTAAATGCGTCTTTAGTATCAAACACAGAGGCATCTCTAATGTTTTCTTTTGTAATGGTGTGTCCCATAGCAGGGTTAGCCATAGCCCAAGCCTTTTCATCATTTACATCAGATCCGCCGGGTGCGCTGTACTCGTAGTAACCCATCCGGGGTGAAGCAAATGTTAATGCCCTACGGCGTTGCTCATTTAAGACTGTGCTGTTTAGATCGCCAGCATTAGATGTCCAAAACACTTGGGCATTTGGTCGGGCTCTTGTGATTGGTGTGACGGCTGCCCAAGTTGCCTCATCAATTTCTCTAAGCTCATCGACATAAAGTAAGTCGGCTGTAGATCCACGTGGGCCCTCGCTGGTTGCAGCTCTGATTGCATACTTGCGTAACCTCTGACATTTACCGCTACATGACTTTGGGTAGTGATGGCAGTAGACCTCAATTTCCTCTTGGCCATTAGTCCGGGATACGCGCTTGATCCGTTTACGCATCCAGTCAAGGCTCTCTGCCATGTCTACTGTTTGCTTAAATGTGTCCAGTGATAATTGTCGTGTCTGTGACATAGCAATCGTGTTTTTTTCACCAAAGATGTACAGCCCGGCAAGGATACGCATACGCATCATGTGCGTCTTACCATTCTGTCTGGCTACAAGCACACCTATTTGAGATCTTGCCCAAGTGCCGTCTTTGTTTACCTTTAGCGCGTCATCAAGTACATGCTTTTGCCAAGGCAGTAAAGGTACACCTAACTCATCCGCTAGCTGGCTTACTAACGGGCCCGCGCTTGGAAGTTTTAGCGGCGGGCTTTGTATTCTTGGTGTTGACGAGCCGTAGGAAATCCCCGACATATTCTGTCCCATCGTTTACATCTGTCTTTTTGCTGGCAGTTCGCGTTTCAGTTGTAAGGTGCAACTGCTGTAAGACACTTAAAAATCTACCACTTAATGCAGTGATGTCTTTTAGATCCGCGCCCATGTCAAAGGCCGTATCTAAAGCCAAGGCCACGCGCCGGGCGAGAGTGACGGCTGCCATGTCCGCAGGATCAATCCATTTAGCAGCTGCGATTGCAGATTCCAAGGATAGGTAGCATCCGATTGGGCGTATCTCGGGTACATCAGTTTCTTTTAAGGTCATGACGGTTGGCCGCCTGCCATTGGCGGGTCAATTCTGACCATTTGGGGAGAGATTACTGCA